AGGTATATTCTTTGTACCTGAAAGGAATTTCATTATTAACTACTTCATTAACTTCTACATTTATATCTAAATATTTTTTATCTTCTTCTGTTTTTAGAAGATTTTCATATGTTAAGTCACAAGTAAGCTCTATATTTAAATTATCGGTATCTGTAAAAGTAATAGTTTCATTTTGAGTACTACATCCTTCTGGAAGATTTAATTTATAAATATCACTTTCAACATAGCCAAGATCGGTAGAATTTTTTGGTAGTGAAAATTCTAATATTGCTTCTTTATTAGTTGCTGATTTTAATGTCATAGGACCATTATTATCTTTTTTTAGGCTAACTATATTAGAACTATATTTTAAAACCTCATCTTTTTCTACTTTGTACTTTGTATATGACTGGGGATATACAGCGAAACTAAGTGTCATTATTATAATAGCTGTAAAAGACACTATTTTAATTTGTTTAGAATTATTTCTTATTACTTGCATTTTTACCTCCTATTTTTTTCATCGATTACGACCTTTTCCTTCATCGATTACGGAATATCATTTTCATAAAATCCCTTCAAATCAACATTTTCTTCAAAGCTAACTTTACAAAATCATTATTTTTACAATAATCGAACTTAATCTTTTTTTGGTTTCTGATAAGTCAATGCTTGTTTACTGTCTGTAATGCCTTGTGTAGTAGGGTCATTGATATAGCCCACAACGGCAACAACTACACACCCCAATGCAAAGGGATTACTGAACAATTCTCTTACCTGTTGCACCAATATTGCCCAGCTTGTAAACATTTCCGGCTTTGCGCCCACTGCTGCTAATACTATTGCAACCAGCCCAAACCAAAAATATGGATTTTTTACTCTAACCCTCCAGTTAATACCTTTTTTCATGTGATTACTTCCTTTCTTCTAACAAACTAATTCTGTTTTCATGTTCTGCTAACTGCTCGTCCTGTTTATCATTATGTGCCCATATCTTTACATGGCTATCGTGATTGTGGTTCTCGAACTTTTCCATGCGTTCCTCTAAATTTTGACAAGTGTCATTTAATTCCGTAATGGTTTTTGTCAATTTCATAATAGGCTTTGTCACTGTTGTTAAAAGCCCCACCAATGCAATAATAACCGTTACAACCTCCCACTCCATACACTCACCTCCTTTAGCAAAAAGTATCAACAAAAAAAGAAAAGGCTTTTTTTATTCCTTTTCTTCATTTTCTTCTATAATATTTTGATATTGTTCCTGTGTAATTTTATTCAGTGCTACATATCTTTTCAGTTGTTCTTTTGTTACAAAATTTCTTTGATATCTTTCTTTTAATATTTCATACATTATATATTACCCCTTTCTAACATTGTTAATTCTAAATCAGTCATTTGCTGTGCTAACATTTGCCTTTCCTGTTGTGCCTCTAAGCCTTGCAATTCTAATTCTGCAATACTTTGCATAATGATTTCGGTGTCGCTTTCTGGTTCTGGTAGCTGTAATTGTTCTACTTCTTGCCATTCACCATTACAATATTTTTTACCTAATGGCGAAATTACATTTTCATCTAATGGTATCATATCATTCGCATTCACTTCACCAGACAAATAAGAGTCTGCAAAGCAAATACCATTTTTATCAATTTGCGCATATCTCATATAAAAACACTCCTTTAATAAAACTCTACTACTTCATAATTTATCATAGCAGGACTAACTGTTACTGACCCTCTTGCTCCTGCATATGTAAAATTAGTTGCGGTTAAACTTTTTAAATATCCCATAACAACAGAGGGACTGGATGCATAACCTGAAGTACCACCACCTCGTAATATTACAAATGTTTTTAATGGATTTACTGCTGAAATAGTAATCGTTACATCATTTGCTGTAGTATTTGCCACAGGTTTCTCTTGAAAAGTACCCCTCTGTACTTTTTTAATACCTACACCACCCGATGTAAATTTATCAAGCAACGCATTCAATTTTGCCATAACAGTACCCTCTGTTACTGTAGCACCTGTATTTGCTGCTTCTCCTATCAAATCACTTACATATTGTATATCCTGTTTTACTTCTTCTATATCTGACTGCATTACCCCAGATACATTTACTGTACCAAGCGCCATATTATCACTCCTTTCATAACATCAATATTTTAATATGATTATCATCTAATCTGGCAATAACCCTAAAGCATGTCTTTTGTTCAGACATTACAGCAATACCACCTTCACCAACTTTACAGTAGCCATTTATAATACAACTACCATCATCTATTACAACCAATTTTCCCAATAATCCTACTGCTGACCATTCTGGACGTTTTGAACGTGGTATATATTGCTGTGTGTTGTCATAATTTTCATTAAGTTTTTGTCTCATTTCTGTATGTGCTTCTCGAATAAGTTCTTTTATCGTGTTTTCTGGATTTTGTGGGTCTGGCAACATAATAAATTCATCTGGAATAGCAACTTCTTCCAATATAGTACGTCCATAAACATCTGTTTGATACATATCTTTCCATTGGTCTTCCTGTGCGTCACCACAAACAGAAGGACAAGCCGACACAATACCTAATATATCATCATTCGGCTTTGCAATACTAATTTTTTCACCATCAAGTGTAACAAACAATCCTACTCTATCCTCATTGTTGGTGTTGTCATCTTTCCACTGAAAATATTCTGCATAGTCTGCACCACTGGAATGATAGGCTGCAATAGAAAAAACACCATCAATACCATTAACACGAAAACAATTTGCACGTTTGGTGTCATTACTTCCATTACCAACAATAAATACATCAGCTAAACTAAAACTTTTTTTATTATACCAACCAACTGCTGTTTGATAATCTAAAGCAACTGCACCTTTACCATTTGCGTGAGCAGCAATACCTTCTGCTAAACAAAATTGTCCTTCTGAATGTGCATACATTCCACTAGCACCTGTTTGACAGCCTTCTGAATGTGCATAATTTCCACTGGCTATTGTATTAATACCTTCTGTATGAGAACACCAACCACTTGCTGTTGTGCTATTTCCTTCTTCTACCGAACCATATATATTTACATCTCCATTGATTATACCACCTTTATTAGAAAAACCTCCCAAATTTGACAATGCTGTACTTGCTGTGGTTGCATCTGTTCCACCTCTAGTAATAGGAATTGTACCACTTATAACATCATTTGCATTATGAACATGGGAATTATTGGCTTTGTTATCTAGTTCCCCTACAATTTCCTCTACAGCTTCCACAGTAGCATTTGCGACATTACCAATTTCACCCAGAGCATACTTTTTGACACTTTCCAAAGACTTTTTAATTTGCTCAAACACTGCAAATTTCATTATTTACACCTCTTTTCCATATAAAAAAGGGGAGAATCTCCCCTTTTAAGCATTTTCTTCTGGTGTTTCTGGTGTAGTTGTTGTTGTGCCGAATACCTCATCAAGCATTTCTGTGACTTCTGCATCTGTTGCAATTTCCGCTTCAAAAACGGTGACTTCCTCCCCATTTATTTTAATATTGCCGTTTGTTTGACTTTGTTCTACTTTTGTTGCACCCTCTGCAATACCTGTAAGTTTTGTTTTTTCTTCTGTTGTGATTAACTCTTTTCCTTCCTCTTTTGCAACATAACCGCTCAAATCAACCGTTGTATCGTCAAGCTGTTCCATATTTTCACCAATTTTAGCATAAATATCATAGTGTGCTGTTGTTTCATTGTAAAGTAAATACATGACATTTTCTTGTGCGTCTGCCACTGCTGGTAATGTGTCCACTTTTTCAAATTTCGCATGTCCAGCCTGCGCAACTTCCTGTTTAATTTGCTTTTGTGCTTCTGCCTTTGTAATAAAATCATTATTTACTCTTTCAGCCAATGCTTTTAATGCTTCTACTTTTGTCAATTTATTTCCATCATAAGCCATAATTCATTTCCTCCTTAAAATTACCATCTATTTTTCTTTAAAATTTTTATTTTATTGTTCTTCTACATTTTCATCTGTTTTACTACCAAATACCTCGTTCAGCATTTCCTGTACTTCCTCATCACTAGCCATGTTTTGATATATGTACCACTGCCCCCGCTTGCCCTCAACAACAAAAGACTTGCTCCAATATCCTGTTCTGGCGTTTTTTCTGCATAAAACTTCACGCCACCGTTTACCGTTTCAACTGTAGTACTCATACCACAATTTCTAGCAATACTCATACATTCCCGAAATATACTCACAATTGGTATCATTTCATCTGTGACATCTTTTTGCACCACATTCACGCATACGCCTCCCCCTCCGCCCTCTGCAATTTCTTCCATCCATGCTGTTGCAGGTATCACAATATTCCTCTGTATAGTAGAATTTTTTATAATACGTTCTAAATAAGGTACTGCTTCCATTTTTAGTAATTTCCAAAATCTTTCTTCTGTTACAAATGCAAGTGCTGGATATTCTAATTTAACATCTATTTTATCAGATATTTTGAGTGTAACAGGATATCGTCTAATATCAACAACACCATCTTTGTAAGCTATAACGAATTGGGGGAAATCTCCCAATGTTGCATAATATATCAATATTTCATCTTCGCCATCTCTGACAAACACACCAAATTCCCTTAACCAAAAACCCTCTTTTAATCCGCCATTTAAATCATTTCTATATTCTACAATAAATGAAACGGTATCTTTTTCTGCAATAGGATATGTTGATGTTGCTTGTGCCACTGGCTGTACCAAATCTGTTAAATATACCAAATTTGTATCTTCTGGCACAATTCCACTTCCTACCATCACTCTTGAAATATTCAACTGTTCTCCTGCTACTTGTTTTGCTAAAAAGTTTCTTCCTTGTACTGTAATTGTAAATCCATAAGGCTTTTTTTCTGACATTGTTTTCCCTCCTTACTTAAAAATACCCCTAATATTTCAGTTCTGGTAATGTTGTACTTTCTATACTACAATTTTTCAATAAAACCATAATATTGGTATAAAAATCAAATTCATATTTTATTTCCGGAAGTGTAGTATACCCTATATTATAGCTATTTGCTAAAATTGCTATATCTGTATGAAAATCAATATTATCTTTTATTTCTGGGAGTATTGTTTCTACTATGGGACGAAATACTGCACCTGCAATATGCAAGCTTTTTTCTGGTATAGCAATTTCTGACGCTGTTGCTGTATTTTGCTTTACTCCTTCTGGACGAGGAACAATATAGCCATTATGTACTAATTCCTTTTCTAATTCTGTTAAATTTCCCATTACAATGGCGTCCATTGACATATCTTGATTATCTTTGATATACAACTTATAATCTGGAAACAAATTTTTCCATAATGCATAAATACTAGGTATGGTGCCGTCCCAATGATTGATACCTATTTTTGCTCTAATCACCGTTCTATAAATATCATCTTGTAATATAGAGCTTTCATTTTTACTAGGCTGAAATGTCAATTCTCTTTTTGTTCCTACTAATTCCCCTAATATGTCAAGTTGCTTTCCTTTTGCATTATCCAAATCAAAACAAATGCATATTGTTTCTGCGCAATGTTCTATGTCGCTGATTTTTTCCAATATACAGCTTAGCCATTTTAAAAATTTAGGCTTTCTATGTTCTGGTACAATCAAATCCAAATATTTTTTATTGTCCATTTCACCACCTACAATACAATCACTTCAATATTTTCTTTTTTTCCTCTTGTTACTTCTTGAAATAATATATCAATATCTTGCGTACTTTGGTTTTGTTTTTCTGTACCTGCTGTTACTTCTACAATAGAAAAAGAAGGTATTTTTAAATCCTGCATAGCATAAAGTGCGACACCCCAAATAGCAGAAATAGATAAATCATCACCAATCCTTAATGCGTTTAAATATTCTGATATATTTTGTTTTATTTTTTCTCCCAATTCTACTGTATAGCCATACAATGCTTTTATTGTAACGGTAACAAAAATATCTTTATAAACTGGTCTAAAAAATGAAATCACAGTTTCTTCTGGTTTTCTATAAAAATCAAGCGTTGTAACAATTATATTTTCTGTACCATATGTTCCTGTACCTGGTGTTTTTCTTAAATAAATTTCTTTTGCAATTTCCTGATTATCTCCGCCTTCTACTACAACAGCTATGCTATGCCCTGGTATACCGTTTTCATCTGGCATACTATCAAAATTTTCATATACTCTTTGTCTGGATACGCCACTGATTTCAGCAATACCGCCCATTGTCCCCTCTAATACTGTTTTAGAAGGTTTACAAGTACTGATATTTTGTCTTGCCCTCAAATTTCCATCTGTTTCAAATGCCTGTCCTCTTATTGCCTCTTGCTCATTTATGACACTTTCCCAGCCTGCCGTTGGTGTACCAATTTTACAAATTTCTTTTTTATCTGCTGTATGGTCAAATTCCTGACACACAACAGTTACTTTGATACTTCCGCTTTCTGGTATCACAACAATGTCTGGCAAATCCCATTTTACTCCCTCTATATCTTCTACAATGCCCTCTATAATTTGTGTTTTGGGTACACCTGTAACCAATACATCACAAGTACTTTTTGTTTGTACCTTTCTTTTCATACCATTTATTTTTACAACACTATCTAATGCAGAGCCTATAGCAGTTTTGGGGCTTCTGCTTTCATATACACTTTGTAATAATTCCATAGCGTCATATAATTTTGATGCTTGTGCTGATATGATTTCATAGTCTTGACTATCATTTTCCAAATAAATATCTGCACCAAAAATGGACTTAGCGTGTTCTACTAAGTCCTCTACAATATCAATATATCTAGGAATATGGATTCCTTTTTCATCAATATAAGGTTTAAAATACAATATTAAAACCTCCTATATTTTCAAATATCTACTGAAATCGTACCATATATTGTTTCTACAATACAATTTGCACGATATACACGATTTTGAAATGTACTATTATAACTTTTTATTTCTTTGACATCTTTTGTTTCTGCAATACGTTCTGTAATCAATATATCTATCATTTCTTTATGATTGCCGTAATTACCTAATATTTTTTCAAACAATGGTAATCCATCTTCTGTATTCTCCCACCATTGCCCATAAAGCAATGCTAATCTTGTTTGGATTGCTTGCGCAACTGCCTCTTTACCTTGTTTTATATCATTTTGTCCTAGTGTATAATCTCCATTTTTATCTAAAGCCCTATACTGCAAAAAATCACCTCTTATTTTGGTATTTGTGTATTTCCATTTCCTGTTTCTACACCACCATGTATATGACTTGCAAATGAAATACCGCCAATATTTGTATTTCCTGTAATTTCTAAATCTCCATTTATCATCGTATTTCCTTCTATTCTGATGTTTTTTGATTTTAATACTATTCCCTGCTCTGATATTTGAATGTAATCTGTACCACTATCCTTTTGAAGTCGTAACCCTTCCATACAAACATTTTTTAATGCTTTTGGTACACTTGTAATACCTAATATTGCGCAAGCGTCTGACAAATCATGTCGTCTTTTTTCTGCTTGATTTTGTATTCCTCCTAACTGCCACCAGCCGTCAATGCACATATCTGAAAATACAAGCAAACATTCATCACCTGCTTTTACGGGAAATGTTAAACTATATCCTCCTGCTCTTGGGAATTGTACAGGGACATCGGAAAGCTCTGGCAATGCTACAAAATTTCCTTGTAATGTATCTTTGATAGCAGGTTGTACGGACGCTGTTTGTTTTTGACTGTCAAATTGTACTATGATTGCAGGTATCGCTACACGCATATTATTAATATAATTTTCAGTCATAGATTTTAATGATTCCTCTGTATCTCCAATCAACTCACTAATGTTCATATTTTTCTCCTATCTCATAGAATCTCCTGTTATTGGAATAGCTCCAGATTGTGCGACCGCTGTAAACTCTGTATACCATTCGTCGCCTCTCGTGTCCCCTTTGTGCGTCAATTTAATAATTTTAAATATTCCAGAGCCTTCTATATTTTTGATTCCGTTTTCTTTATCTACCTTTTGACGTTGTATAGAACGCAAATCTATTGAAACCATCTTATTTAAGTCTAACAAAGGATTTAAAAGACAAGTCGCTTGTATTCCTTCTTCTGTTTGTTCTGGCATACCGATTAAACCACTTTTGCCGTTTAGTTTAATGACCTCATTTGTAGGCAAATCCATTGCTTTTACAAAATCAATTTTGTTGTTGTTGATGTAAAAAGCGGCTTGTTCACTTTTTGCCATTTGTCTGAAATAATCCCTTGTTAATCCAAAAAGTGCCTTTCCTCTTGGCAATGCCGTTTGACTTAAATTATCTGAAATTTGCCCTAATTCTAAAGCATTAGAACATTGTTTTGTCATATTTTCTAATATATTTCTTGTTGTTTGCCCTGCTCTAAAAGACGCATTGATAATACCCTTGTTATAAAATAAATCTCCGTCTTGTGATATTAGTGTTAATGTATATGTTGTGTTATCTTCCTTTCCTCTTAACGGCTGTACAATATCACCTGAAAAAATAAGACCATACTGTGGATTTTGATACCCTGCCTCAAGTATGACCTTTGCTCCTTCTTTTATAATGCTGTTTTCTGTTTGTGCAGATAAGTTATATAACACAATCTCTGCATAATTTGGTGTTTCTGATATAGATTTTTCAATTTGGAATGTACATCTCAATTCAGACACATCAATACCTACTCCATTTACATCACTGACAATGACTCTATATTTTCTGCCAAAAAGAACATTTTCGCTAAATTCACTCAAGCGTATCCCCCCAAACTAATATAAAATCAGTACCTAAATTTGTAATATCAGGATTTTCTTTTTTAATAGAATCATTGATTTTAATAACATACATAGAGCCGATTTGCAAATAACTATATTGTTCTAATACATTTGCTGCTGGATATTCGCTTGCTAATAAAGGAAGTCCAGAAAGTATTGTTTCCCCTTTATCATCATCCCATATTGCAAGATCTTC